CGAAGAGTGGGAAAAAAGATCTCAAGAACTCACGCGCGGAAGAGGCTCTCCACAGTTGCGTAGTCAAGCGAGCGAATATTACGCTAGTCAGCCCCAAGTTCAGGTAATGATGGAGGAGCTAGCAAGACTTGAGCAGATAATGGCAACTTACGAACAACGAGCTGCTGCAACAGTAAACGCGCCAGTGACAACCACCGACGCGTCTACTAATGTTTCTAATACTCGAATAGATGCTGGGAGCACGCCCAACCCACATGATGTGGGTGGAGCTATTGCTGGACTAGATTAACCGTTTGCCAGCTTGGCAAAGTAGCTCATGGTATCCTCTTCTTCCTCAGTATCGTCAGATGCAGTTGCCATCTCTTCAATAGTCTGTGGTGGTGTCTCACGCATGACTGGTGCAGGTGATTCTGCATTCATCATAGACTGTTGTGCCATAGGCATCTCAGACTGAAGAGCAAGGACGTCATTCATCTTCTTCTCAAGATCAGCATAAGACTTATAAAACTTAGGATCTGTAAACTCGCTCAGAGGATGCAGTGTGTTGTAGATGCCTTCGAGGTACGCCTCATCTGAAGATAGTTCAGATGCAGAGCTAAACTCGCTTTTATCATAGTTCACCCAACCTTCTACTTTACGAATTTTAATCTTAAAGTCAGCGCCTTCCCAAAAATCGAATGGGTTCATTGGAGTCTCGTCGGCGTACTGTGGCTGCATAGCATCCATGATCTTATCGAAGATTTTCTTACCAAACTGATACATGAAGACCTTGCCTTCGTTCTGTGGATTGGCAGGATCAGATACTACAAGTACGTTTGCTACATGGTGCAGACGACGCTTCTGATCTCGAGCTTGTTTACGTGTCGGAGACTTATCATCGTCACTCATGTTCCAGAGCTTGCTGTTAAGCACGCCTACTGGATCATCCTGACCGATTGAAGTCAAAGAACGTTCGATGTACCATTTACCCGTCTGACCCTTAAATCCATGATCCCAGTAGCGTACCCACGGGAGATCCTGATCTTCGGTTGCTGGTAGGAAACGAATTACCGCATAGCCATTACCCATCTTATCAATGGTTGGCTTCCACATACGTTCGTCTTTGTAGGAGGATTTTTCACCGCCTCCAGTAGCTTCTGCTGCAGCTACGAGTTTATCGATGGAGTTACGGTTACGTTTAAGATTTGCAAAAGACATTATATTTCCTTGTATTGCATTGTATTAACTGAAGTATATTAACATATATTTGTACCAGAGTACATGTTATATATGCAATTATTCGAAGAAAAGTTCGTTGGTACGTGGGATTAAATTCAAGCGCATAGCTTCACCCTCGATCTTCTCTTGAATTGGCGCAGAAACGAACTTACGCACGTCTTCTGGATCGATGCCGTGGTCGTCACAGACCATTAGTACGGCATCCATATATCCAAGTTTATTCTCAAGCACTGCCTTTTCGACAAGTTTAGAGAATTCTGATTTAGTTAGAAATTTATCGTTCATTTATCTAGTGCTCTCAATAGTATTGTATCCTTGTTAATACGACCTTTCACATCTGTGATTGTCTTGGTGGTGAGCATGGCCCAGAACTTATTAATAGCAGTTGGCGTCTTAGTAAGAAACGTGCTTAACTGCTCTTCAGGCTTACGTAAACGTACAGCTCGCGAGCGCTCGAGGTCAATGCCATAGATTGTACTGCCACGAACCTCGAAGCCCTTTGGCGACTCAGTAACATACTCTGTGAGTACACGATATTTTACGTTAAACGTATACAGTCTATTTGCGCCGACAATTGATGTTGGATTGATAGAGGTAATCTTGTGCTCTGCAGAATCCGATGCAAAGATGAGCTTAGAGACTTGCTTGTCTGCGGTTTTAACTTTAGGCTTCGAAGGTTTACGTGTAGCTTTCTTCGATAGCACATAGCGCTCTGCATCATGCACTATTGATTGTACAAGCTTAAGGTACTTTTTACGCTTGGGAATAGTCCAGTGACTGTAAGCTTCGACTAGATCTTCGGTCTTATCTGATACTAGTTCATTGATCTCTGCAAGAACCGGTTGGTAGTACTTTAGTACATTAGCAGCAGAAAAAGAGTTCAGATCAGCCTTAACCATTTCGTTATACACCGAGTAGTTTTCTACGTCAATGTATGTCCCATTATAGAAAAGATCCAGTACATCTTCGACCTCACCAATAAAGTCAGACGTACGCTCCTTAACAATATCCATAGGAGAACGTACAACCTGTGCAGTCTTGACTTCTTCAGATTTCTCTGCAGCTTTCTTTTCTGCCCAGTATCGAACATTCTCGATGTAGCTATCTGCAGCTTTTACTCCATGGTAATTCTCTGGCCAGTCATAGCCAAGATTTTTCCACTGGATACCGGCCGCTGGACCATAGTGTGACGTATACACATGATCTGGTCCAGAGAGAAGTAGCTTACGCTCTTCACCTGTATAGTTATCGCGAATGTATGCTCGAAGAACTCCTGCAACTTCTTTACGCTCAAGATCCACTCGAAAGTATTCTCGGAATGCATGGAAGTTTTTAGTAGGAGCAGCCGCAAGCCCTGTACGGGCCTTGCGGGGAAGTGATGATGCCTTTTTACGTGTAGGCTTTTGACGAGCTACCATGTTAAATCTCCATAATGTAATTGTATTGTATCACAGATAGCTAGAGAAGTATATAGTTTATTTGGGAAGATCGTCATTTAATTTGACGAGCTCTAGCTCACCGTCTTCATTCTCGTAAGATTTGACGAATCCCTCTTTTGCCAAGAATGTGATAGTGTCGGCAATAGTGTCTTCATTAGATCTTTTACCGAAATGATATCCGATCATAGCGGAGCAGCCAGAAGCAACGCCGATAAGGATCCAGTTAAGCACCATAGGGTCAATGTACATAGCGATCTCCTTATTGTTTAAACTATTTATACTTTAACTAGTTTATTCAAATGAAACCACACTATCGATACGGAATGAACGCCAACCTTCAGCATTAACATCCCAAACAGGAAGCACTTCTTCGTTTACCAGTTTAGGCGACTTTGCTACACTTTCTTGGTTATCTTGTGGAATAAGATTCTGATCCAATGTGGATGTCATCACACGCTGTTCACCATTCACTTTTGTGAATGTCACTACCTTTGTTCCAGTCTGTAGATCTTCAATCATCTTGGTTCGAATTTGTTTACGAATATCTTTCTCAAGCAATTCCAATTCTGCCAGCCCAAGCAATTCCAATTCTGCTGTAGTCTTTGTGCTCAAAGTCTCTTGTGTCATAGCTTCCAGTTCCTTTTCTGAATTCAAGTTCTTCATATTGTAGTTCTCCATGCTAAAGATGTATTCATAACAAATGGCGTATCAACGCCATAAGACATTTAGTAGTCGCCCCAGTCTGTATCGTGGCGTGTTGTTTCGTGGAATGTTTCGCCGTAGTACTGCTGAGCGTACTTAGAAGAGTCAGTGTAGTAGTTAGGGTTCTTAGAAGTATCTTCTGGTGTGTCCATGAATGTGCGAGCGGGTTTAGAAGCCTTACGCATAACGATCTTGGACTTGGCTTTGATGCTGGCCATTTTATTCTTGCGCTCTGCAATCTCTTTGATAAGAGCAATGCGATCAGCTTGTGTTGTTGCGATTTTCATAATGTAAGTCTCCGTGTTTTTGTTTCTATAACCATCTTAAATCAAGTTAAGGGGAATGTACACGTTTAATTTCACTTTTTTTCATTTTATTTTAAAAAAGTTTTATATGTGCCTTCAGCTGTACGCATAGCTGCTAGAAATTCATAGAACATTCTATGGGTCATCACGATAAGATCATGCTTGTTGGAGTTCTCGTTAAACTGTCGGATGAACACGCCACTATCCTCGATGTAGACTTGTACATCCTCGTGCTCAGCAGTCTCATCAAGGATAGTGGTTACTGTAGCATCCCATTCAAATTCGTTCGTAAACAATTATATAGCTTTCATATTAATAATCGCATAACTAGTATTCGAGGACCAACGTTGAAAGGTCGCACGGGCGTGGCGGTGAGACAAACCACACACATATTCCATTAGCTT